CTCGCGTTCGTGCGGAGAGTACAAATGCCACCGCAATGCGAGGCGATACCTTCAACATTCTGTTCCTTGACGAGTTTGCGTTCGTGCCAGAGAATATTGCTGGTGACTTTATGACATCAGTGTTCCCGACAATATCCTCGGGTAAAACCACCAAGCTATTCATCGTCAGCACACCAAACGGATACAACCTCTTCTACAAAATCTGGAACGACGCACAAGAGAAACGCAACTCCTATTTTCCCATTGGTTTCACCTGGCGCGATGTGCCCGGGCGCGATGAAGCGTGGGCCGAAGAAATGCGAACGAACCTTGGCAGCGAACAAGCCTGGGAACAGGAATTTGAATGTTCGTTTCAAGGCAGTGCGAATACACTCATCCCCGGGCATAAGCTCGCGTCTATGTCGTTTATGACGCCGGTGGATATTCGGGGAGACCTCAAAATCTATGCACAGCCGATTCGCGCTGATGAAAAGGGAAACCCCTCGCATATCTATGTGGCCATGGTGGATGTCTCACAAGGGCAGGAACAAGATTACAGTGTGATAAATATCTTTGACGTGTCGATGTCACCATTTCGACAAGTCGCGGTGTATCGACGGAATAATATCACTCCGCAACTGTTTGCGCCTATCGTGCGTGATATCGCTGCGTATTATTGCAACGCATATACGCTAGTTGAAGTCAACGATGTTGGCATTCTTGTCGCAGATTCGTTACATGGGGAACTGGAGTACGAGAACATTCTCTTCGTGCGCATGCACCCCAAGCGCGGGCAGATGTTAGCCGGTGGGTTTCATGTGAAGTCGAAGATGGGATTGCGTCAGACACAAGCCACAAAACGCATTGGCTGTGCTGCGCTACGAGCGATGGTCGAAAAAGACCAACTCCTCATTTACGACTATGAGACATTACGAGAACTGACAACATTCGTTGCACACGGGGCTAACTATAGAGCAGAACAGGGCGCACATGACGATTGTGTGATGACGCTGGTACTCTTGGGATGGTTGACTGCACAAACGGGATTTGAGAACTATGTGGGCTTGTCCATGCGAAAACTGCTACTCAATCAATACGAACCCGTCACACTCGATGAACCGTTTGTGGGATATATGGATAGCAAACCTGAGACCTCGTTTGTTGACGATGGTGATCGGTGGTTGCTCTCTGATGAGGATATTGAGAATGAAATTGCGAACGAGTTCTGGAGATGACGAACGCCCTGAAAGTCTAAATACAAGTATCCGCCGTTATATACATCGACGGCACAGGTTTTACGGCATTCTTTTTCCGAATCCCGTTACGAAGGAGATATAGGGTTATGGCATTTCAAGTTTCCCCGGGCATTAATGTTACTGAACGGGATCTGACAGTAGGCGTAGAGAATGTTTCTTTGTCGACCGGTGGATTTGTCGGCCCTTTCACGTGGGGTCCAGCCCTGCAAGTGCAGAACGTCGCTTCTGAAGTTGACTTGGTCGATCAGTTCGGCGAACCGGACGCCAACAACTTCCAGCATTGGTTCTCTGCTGCGGCATTCCTAGCGTATTCCAATAATTTCAAAGTTGTTCGTGCGATTAGCGGCAATGCGCTGAATGCAACGAGCGGCGACAAGTCGACGACTGGCACGTTGGCGAATACCTCGGCGACAGCTATTACGGGAACAAGCACGTTGTTCCAGACTGAGTTGGTTGTCGGCCAAGTCATAACAATTAGCACCTCTGGGTCCACATCGGAAGAAGCGACCGTCGCGACGATTACCGACAACACGCATTTGACTGTCTCTTCTGCTCTCGGCACCACTATGGTTGCGAATACCTATACCACACGTGGTGTGCTTATTAAGAACGATACGCATCATGATGCAACCTTTGAGAGCGGCGCGAACGCAGAATACGGAGCCGTTGCAGCTAAATGGCCGGGTGATCTGGGAAATTCGCTCAAGGTGAGTATCTGCCCGTCTGCGGAGGCTTTCCAAGCGAATGCGTCCGGTAGTCTCGTCACGACCGAAGGTAGTGCAACGGTCACCGGCACTTCGACGCCAGCGTTTGACACCGAGTTGGTTGTCGGCGACTACATCAGCATCGGCGGGAAACGGTATCAGGTAAAGACATTGACGAATAGCTCGTCGATGATCATGCAGACGGCGGTTACTGTTGCGAATACGTGGACAACTACCAATTGGCAGCGACAGTGGGAATACTGGTCGTCCTTTGACGGTGCGCCGGGAACAAGCCAGTATGGAACTGACCACGGAGCTACCACCGACGAAATGCATGTGGTGGTCGCGGACGAAGATGGGAAATTCGAGGGCTTGGTTGACAATCCTGTTGAAAAGTATGCGTACGTCTCGAAAGCCTCTGATGGTACGTCTCCGAACGGCGACAACAATTACTACAAGAATGTGCTAAATCGCCAGTCCCAGTATGTATGGTGGTTATCAGACCAAGGCACTACGACGAACTGGGGTTCGGCGACGCTGGGCTTGACTTTTGGTAGTTATTCGCTGCCGTATACGCAGTCACTAGAAGGTGGCAACGACGACAACGAGAACATCACCGTTGGGCAGCAAGAAACGGGATGGGACCTCTTTGTCGACCCGGACTCGACAGATGTTTCATTGCTGGTCACTGGTCCTGCGGTACCGTCAACACTAGGCACGTATGTAGTCGATAACATTGCCGCCGTGCGCAAGGATGCGGTCGCGTTTGTATCGCCACTGAAAGCTAGTGTCGTGAACAATATCGGGAGCGAGAAGGCATCAGCCACGACCGACAGAAACAATCTCCCAAGCAGCAGTTTTGCTGTTATGGATAGCGGCTGGAAATATATGTATGATAAGTATAACGATGTATATCGGTGGGTGCCACTCAACGGAGATATTGCGGGCTTGGCAGCGCGAACTGATCAGACGAACGACTCGTGGTACTCACCTGCCGGCTTTGCTCGCGGCAATATTAAGAACGTGGTGAAACTAGCGTGGACACCGAAGCAAACCGACCGTGATGACCTCTATAAAATTGGTGTCAACCCGGTAGTGAGTTTTCCGGGTCAGGGTGTGTTGCTGTATGGTGACAAAACGTTGCTAAATCGTCCAAGTGCGTTCGACCGCATCAATGTGCGCCGGTTGTTCATCGCGCTGGAGAAGACCATTGCGCAGTATGCGAAAGACAATCTGTTTGAGTTCAATGACGAACACACTCGGGCGTCATTCAGGGCTGTAGTCGAACCATTTCTGCGAACTGTCAAAGCGCGTCGAGGCATCACCGATTTCTTGGTTGTCTGTGACGGCTCCAACAACACTTCGGATGTGGTTGACCGAAATGAATTCGTCGGTCACATCTTTGTGAAACCAAACCGCACCATCAACTACATTCAGTTGAACTTTGTGGCTGTGCGTAGTGGGGTATCGTTCCAAGAAATAGTCGGCACAGCAGGCTAATGTGCGTCTTAGAGGAGAACAAGCATGGCATTTAATCTTGACCAGTTTCGTAGCAAACTCAAAGATGGTGGCGCGAGGCCATCTCTCTTCGAGGCGGAATTGCGATGGCCCCAATCAGTAGGAACCGGCGTCGACGCCGCTCAAGCATCGCGATTCATGGTGAAAATAGCGGAGCTTCCAGCTTCAACAGTGGGCTCTATCGATGTCGGGTATTTTGGGCGTAAAATCCAAGTGGTTGGTGATCGCACATTTACCCCGCTCTCGGTGACAGTCATCAATGATGAAGATTTCATCATTCGCCGGGCGACAGAGGAGTGGTTGGACCGCATGTCGGGTGCCAGTAGTGCGGTTTCACAGTATCGCGGCGGCAGTGCCGATGAAGGTTATACGACAACTCTATCAACGACACAATTTGGTCGTCAAGGTGATAGATTGCGTACGTATGATTTCGTGGGTGCATTCCCGGTCAGCGTATCAGCAATCGCACTGAGTTGGGACACGCCGGATTCCATTGAAGATTATACTATCGAATTTCAATATCAGTGGTGGGAGGTCAGCGGAGAAATTCCAACACGTGACGCACCGTTGGTTAATGTTGATACCAACGTCACCGTTGCTGGTTAATAAATAATTCGTTTATTAAGGGGGGCCCTTTCGGGGGCTCTCCGAAAGTGAGTTCGTCCTATGTCATTTACCTTCCATTCTGAGGATATATAATTGCCCCGCTTATTTGGGTTTGAGTTCGATTTCAATAGGCGGTCGTCAGCGCCTGCTGCGGACAGTAACAAACCCACGTCCAATACCGTTAGTTTCGTGCCACCTGACAATCAGGACGGGGCACTTAACGTTCAATTTGGCGCAGCCGGTGGCCATTTCGGCTATTACCTCGACCTCGACGGCGGCGTCGTCGATGACTTCCAACTTATCAATCGCTACCGCGAGATGCAAATCATTGCGGAAGTCGATGAGGCGATTGACCAGATCGTCAACGAACTTGTCGTACAGGATGCAGACCGACTACCCGTCTCACTCAATCTTGACTTCACCGATCTCACACCAGAACTAAAAGCCCGTGTCCAGGCAGAATTCATCAATCTGCTGAAGATGATGAACTTCCATCGGGATGCGTATAGCATTGTGCGTCAGTGGTACATTGACGGGCGACTCTATCTGCATTTAGTGGTGGATGAAAGCAGCACCAAGTCTGGCATTCAGGAATTGCGTATTGTCGATCCACGCACAATTCGCAAGGTGCGCGAAGTCCAGAACAAGCGTCACCCCGAAACGCAGTCCGACATTGTCGAAGTGGAACGTGAATACTTTGTCTACAATCCAATGGGTTTTGTCTCACCAAGCGGCCGTGGCGCATCACAATCGCCGAACGGTGCGCTGATGAATTACCAAGGCGTGCGTATCGCAGCAGACTCGGTTGCGTTCTGTCCGTCAGGACTCTACGACGCGAACAAGCGCACCGTGTTGTCATGGTTGCACAAAGCCATCAAACCACTGAACCTCTTACGGATGGTGGAAGATTCCTCCGTCATCTATCGTGTCTCTCGTGCGCCAGAGCGCCGAGTGTTTTACATCGATGTCGGCAATCTCCCGAAAGCCAAAGCCGAACAGTATCTCTACGACATCATGCAGAAGCACCGGAATAAGCTGGTGTATGATACTGCGACTGGCGAGGTACGAGACGACCGCAAATTCATGAGCATGCTCGAAGATTTCTGGCTGCCACGCCGTGAGGGTGGCAAGGGTACAGAAGTTAGCTCGTTGCCGGGCGGCCAGAATCTCGGTCAAATGGAA